GAGCGACTACGTCGATAAGCGAGAGCACTTCTTCCCGGGTGTAGTCGGCCAGTGGCTTTTGCATACCAATTGCGCTGACGTACTGGCCTAGCGGCACTAGGCACGACTGCATTGCCGCGATTTCCATGTCACTGGGATCAATCATTTTTCCCTCCGTTTTCGTCATTAGGTTGCAGAACGCTGACTGACAGCGGCGGGAGCAGAACACCCACTTGTCGTTGTAGCGCGAGGGATCTGTGCGGGGTACGTGCGCGTTGAACCAGCCGTATCCTTTGGCCTTGCGGTGGCATATTGCGCATGTCACGCCGCCTCCATCGATTGATGGGACTGCGCGTCATTGGCCGCATTGACCAGTCGGACAATCGCATGGCGGTTGAAGCGAAAGGACAGTAGCGCTGAAGCCTGGTAACGTGTCAGACCGAAGTCCGTACGTAGTTCAGCAGGCAGGTATTGCAACTGTTTAGGCGTGGGTGCTTCGTTTAGCCAGCGACGGGTTTTGTAAGCAGAGTCTTCAGACTCGTTATTGTTTAACCAGTCGTTAGCTTTGGCCATGCAGATGGTGCGCTCACCAATGGCCAGTAAACGCGTGTTGAGTCCCTTGCCGCCACCCAATGCGTGCCATCGAGCGTTCATGAAAAAGATGCCACCCCAAGCATTGAAGCCCGTAGCCATCAGTGCATCGTCGCTACCGAAGAGATCACACCAGCGAAAGTTCGAACTGCTGAGCAGATCAATCTCGCTCATGATGAACTTATCGAGCACGTCGCAATCGGGGTTTTCCAAACGCTCCCACACATGGTCGCAAAACGGGCATGCCCTCACGGATAGCGGCACGATAGCGCCGCACTCTGGGCAATCCTTTGTGGGCGCATCACCATCGCGGTTGTGACCGTCGAAATTAACTTCTTGCTCCAGTGCTCCATGCATCAGGCTGGCTGTGCCGAAGTCCAGGACTATGCAATCGCTCTTCAGTACTCCGGGAAATTCATGCGGATCTACGGTACGCAGTCCGCGGCCCACCATCTGAATGAAAGTAGATTTGTAGGAACTCGGGCGCAGCAGAACCACGCAGGACGTTGGCGTGTAATCGTAGCCTTCAGTGAGCACAGCGACGTTAACCACCACCTGGGCATCACCATTTTCAAACGCTGCCAGTCGTTGTTTGCGTTCGGCATCAACTAATTCGCCATGAATTAATACGGCATGAACGCCAGCGTGATTGAAGGCACTACACACATCGGTGGCATGCTCGACCGTTGAGCAAAACACGATGGTCTTGCGATCAATCGCTTTAGCCTTCCAGTTACTAATGACGGACTCGGTAATCAGCGTCTTGTTAAGGATGGAGGCGACTTCGTTCATGTCGAAGTCGATCGCAGTGCGGCGTACCTTACTCAGCGCTTCCTGCGTGCCGACATCGATCACATAAGTTCTAGGCGGCACCAGATGACCGCTGGCGATCATCTCACCTAGTGTGATCTGGTCGGCCAGGTTGCTGAAAACTTCGCGCAGTCCCTTGCCGTCGCCTCGATTTGGCGTGGCAGTCAGGCCGCAGATTGCAGCCTTGGGATTTTTCACCAGCACCTGATCGATGACTTCGCGGTAGCTGGGCGAGACAGCATGGTGCGCCTCATCGATCACCAACAGGTCCAGCGTTGGCATCTGATTCAGATTGGCTTTTCGGGAGAGGGTCTGCACCATCGCGAATGTGGCGTGCCCATCCCAGGATTTTTCATTGGCGTCATAGACCGACGTCTTTAGGCCTGGATTGACGCGTTCGAACTTGGCGCGATTTTGACCAGTCAGCTCAGTGCGGTGAGCCAGAATGCAGGCCTTGGCATCGGGCTCAGCCAACAGACTGCCGGCCACAGCCGACAGCATGATGGTCTTGCCCGATCCAGTTGGTGCAACGGCCAGGGTATTTCCATGCTTGCCGAGAGCCAAAAGGGTCCTCTGCACAAGCATCGTTTGGCGGGGGCGAAGGATCATGGTTGCTCTCCCTTACTGCGCCCAGCTGGGGCGACCCGGAACCGGCGAGCGTCCGGTCGCCTGTGCATAGGCATTGACAGTCGATGTTCCTGGCGCTGGGGATACAGAGGGTGCTGAGCCGTTCACGTAGGCGGCATAGTCTTTATGTTCCTCAGTAATGGCGGATTTAATGACGCACTTGTACTGACCGTTCTGATCCTTATCCCAGTCGACCTTGCCAATGAATTCGATGCCTTCCAGATCAGCGAATCCGCTGATGCGGCGAGCATTCTGTGCAGCTGGACTGTTGTCGCTCGGATTAATGCCACGCGCAGAATTGAGGATGGCTTTGATGAAAGTACGTCCCATATTGGTCCACTCGGCACCTTTGGCGCTGTAGAGACCAATGAGTGACCACATCTTGCGGCGAGCGAAAGGACCATCGAGTACTACGAACTCACAGTTCAGATAGACCGATCCTGTCGTCTGGCTGCAGGTCGCAAAGCCGCCAGTCCAGCCTTGAGAGGCATCGTCATAGCCGCCTGGTTTGATGGTCATGCGAACGCGCGCAATGGTGCCTTTGGGAATGAGATCGTAGTTAGCTTGCTCGGCAGCAGAGTTGAAATCGAAAAAAGTCATGATCAGGACTCCTGAAGAGAAATAGTGGATAAAGGTATGGGTTGGGCGGGCTCGTCGGTAGTCGCGGGTGGCCGCGCAAAGTCGAGACGCTCGGTCGCAGGCCGGGCAGGGCCGGCGATCTTTTGCATCAGTCGGCCGAGATTCGGTTCTTCAATCGCGTCCAGACGACCAGAGCGATCTTTGGCTGGGTAACCCCACTGATTGAGGGTGTGGCACACGAAGGTGCGATAGCTGCTGCCATCGTCAGCCTTGACCTCGGCCAGTGTGATGACTTCATCGACAATGCCCGGTAACTCCAACCCAGTTTTGGAACCATCGATCTGCAGAGAGAAAACCCGGCGGTTGAAATCGTCTAAGGCCTCATTGAGGATCCCGACGAACCAGACATTCTTGCGTCGCGTGTGCTGCAGATGAGTCAGCCAGGCGATCATTTCCTGACCCATCAAGCCATAGGCTCCACGGTTGTCGGGCTTGCCGGTTTTTTCGGAATAGGCTTGCGGTTGCCCTTTACACCATTGCAGACACAAGCGCCCGGCAACTGTGATGGAGTCGACGAACACGGTGTCGTATTTGTCGAGCGCAACCGGGTCTCCAAAGCGTTCACAAACGGCGCTGAAGTGCGCTTCGCTGTAAGGCTGGTCTTCTCGCAGTGCCGGGTTAGCGCCGCCGATAAACACAGCGAAGTCACGACATTCCTGCCACGTGCGAGGGCGAATAGTGTCTCCGGCATAACCTTCAACAGCGAGATCACCAGCTTCCAGATCGAAGAACAGTGTTGAGGTGGGGTTGAGAGTCCAGAGCTGCGAGGTTTTGCCGATGCCGGATTTGCCAACCAACACACCTTTAACGCCACGTCGTTCAGCCAGACGCTGGTCGGCCGTAATGATGGGCAAGCTCATTTGGTCACCTCCGCTGAGTGATTTTGTAAAAACACTTCAGACACGGTTTTCGAGCCCACGCCGCCACGTTTGCGCGCTTGCTCGTAAAGTTCACGCAAGCCAACCAGTGGACGGCGCATTTCTGCGATTTGCGATTCAATGCCGATCATGGCAAATGCCAGATCATCCAATGTGGAATCCTCTAATGCGATAACGACTTCGTGGGGACGATAGCTTTCCAAGGCTGGAACACGGATGGTGTCGGGCAGGTCGCGCATGCCCCATTCGGTACGTTGACGAAGCTTGTTGATGGCAGCTTTTCTGAAAAACATGGCGTTACTCCTTGATTAGGGCAAGACGATAGGAAGGCTTCCCGGTTTTCACTGTGCGGGCAGCGTTGAAAGAGGACTTAAGGGTTTCGGGCCAGGCGTTGAACTTGGTTTCACTCACGCGGAAGGTGATTTCGACGTACTGCTTAGGGTCTTCACCACTCTCGCTAATACGGCGCGTGATTTCAGCTAAGCGCGTCTGATCCCATTCGATTTTTTTCGGGAGATCAGCAGTGATACGCACGTTGCCGTCATCGAAATGCACAACGCCTGTGTCTTTGTCTACCTCGTGGCGGAGAAAGCGAGCCCGTTCGTTCCACTTGAAATCGATGGCTTGATCAATGTGATCACAGAGCGATTTGGCATCGGTCAGAAGATCAGCTGCTGAAGTTTTAAAGCTAAAGAGTAGTTCGGCGGGTTGTTGCGCCAGGGTGCCGGCCGGAGTGGCTAACACCTGTTCGGGCGTGAAGGTTGTCGGGGTGCTCATGCTGCACCTCGGGCTACTTCACGCTCAGAAGTACTCTTACGCAGGCTGTCGGCTTCGAAGGATTCGATGTCTTCGATCCGGTAACGAACCTGGCCTTGCAGTTTGAGAAAAATGGGGCCGATGCCATCAGAGCGCCAGCGCTCAAGGGTGGCTTCGCTGAGATCCCAACGTTCGGCAAGCTGCCGTTGGTTGAGATGCCGAATAACGGGTTCTGAGTGTTGCAATTGAGTCTCCTTGAAGGTGAAAAAGGCCCTGTTTCGTGCGGCTTGATAGCAGCGCTAACCAGTGCTTGAAGTATTTCAAGGCGGGTTCTGCAACACGTTCGGCAGATTCGGCAGAAGCGTTCTGCTAATCGAATTCGTGCGGATAAAAAGCAAAAAACCCGGCCTCCTGCGGGCAGGAGCCGGGTGTTGGCGATAGTAGGGACTGTCTCTAGGGCATCAGAGCCATTCGCGATCTTCGGGATGAATAATCAATTCGTAGACCTTGTCGCCGGGGACATATTGGATGAAGGTTTCTCGAACTTTTTTGTTACGACCAAACTGTTTAGAAGGCTGGAATGGAAAAGCGGTGGAGCCGCACCGATCGCCGATTTGATTGCCTTCGAGACGATGCGCATGGGCATCTATTAGCGCGAGCAGAATTTTTTGCTGCATTCCTTCCAACTCATACTTCACGCCATCAACGTAGGCCCATGCCTTCTCACGGACATAGCGCAAAGAAGTGGTAGGTATCGATTCCTCATCAGGCTGCGAAAGAGTTACCTCGACCCTGTCATCGAAGAAAATAAATCGACTCTGCGACAGCCGCGCGACAGCTGCCAGATTCATGACGCCATATCCGCTAAGCGGCGAACCATCTGGTAGGGGCGTGTCGCTGCTGGTAATGATTTTGGCCGATTGCGCAGCGTTGTCAGCACGTATCTGTTCGAGCAGACGCTTAGCTATCGCATGATCATTCAAGTGCCGGGCGAAATACCACGTTTGTGCCTTCCCACGTTTGTGCTCCTCTATGCCGAGGCGCCATGAGAGATCGATATCGATGACCTTGACGGAAGTCGGTGGCAATGCCAGGCTGCTGACTATCCGATCGATGAGCCTCGACAGGCTGACCGTGTAAGTCTGAAGCAGTGCGCGTTCTGCATCGACTTCTCCGCATTCATCGCAGTTGAGCAGAATCTGGTCCACACTAACTGTTCGCACGACGCGCGCCGTGTCAACCCCACAGTCTGGACAGGTTACGTAGGTCAGGGTCGGTCCAAACACTAGCAAGCGTTCTCGAACGAGTTCGTGTCCGCCTTCGCCAAACGGGCCGCTGAGCAACGTGGTGCCATTAACTGTCGGCTTAGCCTGCTCCAGCAAATGGCACAGCACCGCTGTCGCATTCACCAGGGTTTTGCTCAAGCGACTGCCTCTTCGGGCTCGATGACGTTGAGCGACTGCAATACGGCATTAGCAATGGGCTGGTTTTTCTCCGAAAGATTTTTGATGGTGGACGATCCTGTTGCGTACACATCGAAGCTGAAACGCTTGGGTTGATGACCGCCCACCGCTGCTAAGTAGACGAGGACTGATGCGCCATCGAGATCGTATTCAGTTTCGAATGAATGCCGGACTTGCAGCGTGCTGCGCGCTAGTTCGATCGCGTCGTCTTGATGTTGTTCTGGAGAGGCTTCGATGCGAATGGAAATGCCGGTGCTCGCGCGCGGCCTGAACTGTGCACGGCGCAAGCGAATTTTTTCAACCCCAAGGTGCGACAGGTCTTCAAATGTTTCCAGTCCCTCGCGCAGCTCATTAAGTTTAAAGCGCGTCTTCTCAATTTCTGCTGGCGTGATATCTCGCCCGACTACATGCTTGCCGAAAAGCTGCAGTACAGCCTGATGAGCTTTTGCGCCCCCTTTGACTACGCTTTCGATTACACCGGTTGCTGGTTGGTAGACGATGGCAGTTTCAAGAGCGATACGCGTGGTGACGCGATTGAATTTATTTTCGGTGAAGTGCGCCAGTGCTGTCAGTGGGCCTTCGACATAGATAGTCAGTTGGATGCTGCCATCAGAAGCAAGGATGCTTCGCTCGATGTGAGCGCTTTTTCCGCCACCAGATCTTTCGTAGAGCTTGGCTACCTCGTGACTGAACGCTTCCAGCTTTGCCCGTTCATTGGTTAAATCCAGACCCGGTTCAATGCGGTGCTTCTTCCAGTATTTACCGTTGGCCTTGGCTTGGAAGGCCAGGTGCAGTTCGACATCACGGAATAATTTGTCCCGCGCATGAAAGACCCATAGCGCCTTCTCGCGGGCATCACGACCGTCAAAAGCAGTAAGCGCCTCTGCATCATTAGCGCAGCCGATATGAAATTCATTGGCTGCCAGATCGTTGGTGAGGAGATGAACACGTCGCAAATCATCGTGCCAGAGATTCAAATCATCAGCGATTGCCGATTTTTCTTTTTCGGTAAGATCAGTTGTGAGCAGAGAAGTTTGCAGCACCTCGATGGCGGCATGAACGTTGTCTGCTAATGAATTTTCTGAACACTCCCAGTCAATGGTCAAGCGAGGGAAGATCGGATGAGCCTGTGTGAAACCATGCAGCGCTGGTTTAGATACGTGGCGTAGAAAATGGGTGGGTGAGAATATTTTCAATTTTTATTGTCCTCATGAGTATTTACGCACTAGTCCAACCATGACACCGAAAATCTCAAGCTTGCCAGCTGGTCGAATGATGGCGTAATTCGCATTGGCAGGAAGCAGGTGATATCCGACTTTGTCTCTCGCTAGAGTTTTTAATGTGAATTCATCGTCGACGATTGCGACCACGATGTCCCCCGGCGTGGCCTCGCTGGTACGTTCTACAACGGCTAAATCACCGCTGTGGATACCGGCGTCCACCATGCTGTCGCCCTTCACCCTAATGAGTATGGTTTTTGAAGGTTGATCGATTAAAAACCGGTCAATGGTGATCGGCTCATGCATATCGCTATCAGCTGCAATGGGCATCCCCGCCGGGACAGGCTGAGTTGCAATCGCCCGCTCGAAGAAGCGTTCGCTAGGTGACCAGTCGCCATCTGGCGTGCGGTCGAGCAACCCAGCGTCCTCAAGCCTTTCTAGCGCTTTTTTGACTGCCGACTTGGAGGCATAACCAAGCAGGGTCATCAAACGGGCGTACGAGGGCAGCACGCGGTGCTCGGCGTAGTAGCTCTGCAGGGTGGCAAGGTGTTCTCTGTCGTTAATAGCTTTCTTCACAGCTATATTCTAGAGAACGTTCGTTCTCTTTGCAACTTGTCACAGAAGTTTCAATTTAACAAATAGTTGTTGCATTTTTCCGCACCTTTCCGCATCCGTTAGCAACTTGCTGATGGGTTTCAGGCTGCTTCTCGCCCACAATTTCTACCTTGTATCGTTGAACCTAAATGACTGGTACCCAATGCACGAAATCAACCGCCGCCCCCCAGAATCCATGACCGTTGAAGAGCGCATGGACGAGGTATCTGCCCTGCTGGTAAGGGGTATGTCCCGCCTATGGGAAAAGCCTGTTGCGAAGTCCGCAAATAGGGTTTCAAAGAGTCATTTAGTACTTGGCTATTCCGGTAACCAGAGCGTTCATACGGACCCGACAAACACCGTCACGGAGTCCAAATGACCACTGCATCATCGCCCTATGCCACGCCACTCTCTGTATTGGCCCAAATCGCCGGATTGCCCGATCTGCCGATGACCGACATCCGATCGCTCTGGAAAAGCTTGTTTGGCAACGACACCCCGACGCACAACCGACAGTTTCTTGAGCGACGCATCGCATACCGGCTACAAGAAATTGAATTCCGCAAAGTTGATCGTGCGCTGATGGATCGAAATAAGCGCCGCATTCAGCAAATCATCGATTCGGGACAAAACAAAAAACGCGACCGAGATATACGTCTGATGGCCGGTACGGTTTTCACCCGCGAGTATCAGGGGAAAGAATATCGGATCATGGTCACGGTCGATGGCCAGTATGAATTCGAGGGACGTCCTTATCGAAGCCTCTCCCGCATCGCCAAAGAAATCACCGGTACCGCATGGTCAGGGCCAGTGTTCTTTGGATTGAAATCCTCTACAGCACCTAAGCCGGTGGTAAAGAAAGGGGTGCGGTAATGAGTGAGGTTCTCAAGCGACGCCAGCGCTGCGCTGTCTACTGCCGTGTGTCGAGTGATGAGCGATTGGATCAGACATTCAATTCGATTGATGCGCAGAAGGAAGCAGGCCACGCCTATATTGCCAGCCAGCGTAACGAAGGCTGGATTCCAGTCGCTGACGATTACGATGATGGCGGCTTCTCTGGTGGCAATATGGAACGACCTGGCCTGCGGCGGTTATTGGCTGATATCGAAGACGGTCGTATCGATATCGTCGTGGTTTACAAGATCGACCGCATGACCCGTAGCTTGGCGGACTTCTCAAAAATGGTCGAAGTGTTCGAGCGAATCGGGGTGTCATTCGTGTCGGTGACGCAGCAGTTCAATACGACCACATCTATGGGGCGGTTGATGTTGAATGTCTTGCTCTCCTTTGCGCAGTTTGAGCGCGAGGTCACCGGCGAGCGGATTCGCGACAAGATCACCGCCTCCAAACGAAAGGGTATGTGGATGGGCGGTATCCCACCACTCGGCTATGACGTGAAGGATCGCCGTCTGATTCCGAATGAGCGCGAAGCCCGGGTGATACAACACATTTTCAAGCGGTTTGTAGAACTCGGCTCCAGTACCAAGCTAGTGAAAGAATTACGCTTGGATGGTGTTACCTCCAAAGCCTGGACCACCCAAGATGGAAATGTCCGTGCGGGCAAGCTGATCGATAAAAGTCTGATCTACAAACTCTTGGGCAACCGCACTTACCTGGGTGAGTTGCGGCACAAGGACGAATGGTTCAAGGGCGAGCATCAGCCCTTAATCGAACCCAGCACCTGGCACGCTGTGCAGTCGGTATTGAAGATCAGTCCCCGCATGCGAGGCAACTACACGCGCGCGACTGTGCCGTTTCTGCTGAAGGGCATCGTGGAGGGTGCCGATGGGCGCGCATTGACAGCCGCTTGGACCCGCAAGGGCGCAGGTAAGTTGTACCGGTATTACATCCACACCCGAGAAAACAAGGAGCACGCTGGCGCATCGGGTTTGCCACGGTTTCCGGCGATCGAATTGGAAGCTAATGTGGTGGCGCAACTGCGCCGTATCTTGTGCGCGCCTGATCTCAAGATCCGGGTGGCTCAATTCATGATTGCCAGGGACTCGCAGGTTGATGAAGCTAAGGTGTGCATCGCGATGCTGCAGATCGACAAGATATGGGATCAGCTTTTTCCGGTCGAACAAGAACGCATTGTTCGTCTGCTGATCACCAAGGTGGTGGTCACGGCCCACAACATTGAGTTGCAATTTCGACCGAATGGCATTGAGCGATTGGCAGCAGAAATAAGACTTCCCGTCGTCAAGGAAGATTCTGTAGAGGTGGTGTCGTGAGCGAGATCAAGATTAAAGCCGCTGGCGATGCGGATGTGGTGGTGGCCAGCGATGGCAGCCTGAACGTGACTTTCCCTATAAAGATCACGCGACGAGGACGGCGCAAAGCAGTGATGCTGCCGGATGGTACGACCTTTCAACCTCGTGAGTGGGATGGAGAGCCAACGCCTATACAAATGGCATTGGCCAGAGGCTACCGCTGGCTGGCCATGCTGGAGTCCGGCAAAGTCAAGAATCTTACGGAAATTGCGACGCTGGAGGGGATCGACAACAGCTATGTAAGCCGGATGGTCAACCTGACTTCGCTGGCCCCTGAAATTATGGCTGCCATTTTGGACGATACGTTACCAAGCCATGTCACGCTATTTGATATTGCGGTGGATCCGCCTGCGCTTTGGGAACAACAGCTAAAACTAGTTTGGTGAGGGGGCTGCTAAAAACGTATATTGATTGAGACTGGCATCAGGTGTATGAATGTAATTTCAAATTTTGCAATATTTTTGATTGCGGTTAGCCAAGATCTGTCGCTGAATCGTGTGAGGCGCAATTCTGCTTTAGGAGAGAACTAGTTGTTAGTGGCGGTCCCAAAGCGCGCTTAAATGGCTTTTGAACGCGCTTTTCGGGCGAATCCTGAAAAAGCTGCTTTATCCTTTGGGTCAAATGAACCGATCAGACCTGATTCAACTCCTCGCCGACCGGTTCAGTCAGTTGCCACAGAAGGACGCTGAGGCTGCCGTTTCGGCCATCTTGGATACGATGAATAACGCATTGGCGCGCGGGCACCGCATTGAGATCAGGGGTTTCGGTAGTTTTACCGTCGTTCACCGTGCAGCACGGTTAGGTCGCAACCCTCGCAGTGGTGCTGCAGTGGATATTCCAGAGCGGCGAGCTCCGCACTTCAAGGTCGGCAAAGCGTTGCGGGAGGCGGTCGATTCGCCCACTAAAAATGCAGATCAAGGCCTGTCAAAATGAATGTCTGCAATGGAGAAAATCGTAGACCGGCAGTGCAGCGCAAGCCGCCGGTCGCGACTGTCGGCTTCCGAGAAACTCAGCGGCTTTCCTGCAAGCGGTCGTTCGTAAGCTTCTCGATTGCCGCGATACCGGCCGTACAAAAGTTAAAGTTGGCCGCCCGATACTTGACATTGGCTGCTAGAGCGCCAATGCTGATCCCTAATTCAAAGTCATTGATTTGTGCTTGGCAAGTATGTCTCGAACCTCACGCGCCATATCCGGGTTTTGATTGCATTTGACATGAAAGGTGTAATCTTCCAATGCCAATGACAGGCGCACCACTGCGTCGCGCATGACCTGCAACTCATCCACCAGACGTTCTGGAGTGGCCGGCATTCGTGCGAACCGAGTACGAACGCCTGGCGGGCGACGACGCGCCGCCCCTGCGCTTTCCACCGAGCCCTAAGGAGGTGGACCAGATGCTCGAGGTGATGCGATGGGTGCAGTGGCTCGACGTCGACCAGCGCAAGCTCGTGTGGATGCGTGCCAAGCGCTACCGGTGGGCTGAGATCGCGACGTGCCATGGCTGCGTGGTGCGTACGGCGCAGCGCCGGTGGGACGTGGCCATGTGGATCGTGACGCAAACGCTCAATGGTCACGAACTATTTTGAGCAATATTGGCAACGATCTGCAAGTGGTGCGGGTGGATGCAGTCCATTGCGAACGATTGCCAAAACTGACCTGATTTTGGGGTGTCGCGTCTTTGGGTTTCTAGGGCTATATCCCGGCTACGGTTGCGAAAGCTGTGTCTCCCGAGACATCTTTCCAACCACCCAATTCACCAACCCGCAGGGCTTCTCGCTCTGGCGGGTTTTTTTGTGCCCGATGCCCATGACCGCCTTGCAGACCCAACCACTGCCGATCGCCAATGTTGCAGCCATCGCCCATCAGCCGCTCGCTCTTGAGCAGTGACCGGTGTCGCGCCTGATCGCCTATGCACGAAATCCGCGCAAGAACGACCACGCTGTGGAGCAGATGGCTGGGGTCATGCGGGAGTTCGGGTTCCGGATCCCCATCATCGCCAAGAGCACTGGTGATCTGGTCGATGCCCACCTGCGTTTGAAGGCGGCGCGCCACCTCGGTATGGAGACTGTGCCAGTGCTGTTGGCTGACGACCTGACGCCGGCGCAGATCAAGGCGTTTCGCTTGCTGGCCAACCGCTCTGCAACATGGGCGGAGTGGGATGACGAACTGCTGGGCCTTGAGTTGGCAGAGCTGAAGGACGCTGGTTTCGACCTGGCCCTTACCGGATTCACCGCCGACGAATGGGATGCGCTGATCGCTGGCGATGGTGAAAACGACGGCCTGACCGATGAGGACCAGATGCCCGAGGTCACAGAGAATCCAATCTCCCGAGCTGGCGACATTTGGCTGATGGGCGAGCACAAGGTCCTGTGTGGAGACGCCACCAAGGCCGAGGACTACAAGCTGCTGCTCGGCGATGAGCTGGTGGACATGACCGTCACAGACCCGCCGTATTCTGTTAACTATGCCAACACTGCCAAGGACAAGCTGCGCGGCACCAATCGCCCGATCCTGAACGACAACCTGGGCAAGGAGTTTGGGTCGTTCCTGGAGGCAGCCTGCCGCAACATCCTAGCGGTCACCAAGGGCGCGGTGTACATCGCGATGAGTTCGTCGGAACTGGACACCTTGCAGTCAGCTTTCCGCACTGCTGGCGGCAAGTGGTCCACGTTCGATGCCATGCCACGTGCTGCACCAACGCCTTGCCGCCACCCCGGTTGCGGGGCGGTGTTGACCACCCCTGGGTACTGCGACACGCACCGCGCTGCGGTGCATCGTGACTACGGTCGCGCGCGCCGTGGGTTCGACACCGAGCTTGGCTTCTACCAGTCAGCGGCGTGGCGTGGCGTGCGCGCGGCGTTCCTGCGGGAGCACCCCCTGTGCGCGCACTGCGCGGCGCGTGGGCGCGTTGTGGCGGCCGTGGTGGCGGACCACGTGGTACCGATCAAGGACGGTGGTGCACGGTTTGACACAAGAAACTGCCAGGCACTCTGTATCTCGGACCATAACGCGAAGTCCGCACGCGAGCGGGCCCGACGCAATCGGGGCTCCTGAGGGTTCCTGAGGGCCAATGAGGGATGGGGAGGGGGGGGATAAATCTCTACAGCGTCGCAAGCAAGATTCGTGCGGTGGCACTAATTTTTGCGCGTGCAAATTGAAGCATGGGGGGGTGTGCGCAATGCAAATTGCGGCCCCCTGTCCGGAACTGGAATACCGAATGCAAAAGTCAACGTTGATTGCCAAGTGTCTGCTCAATTCGTCGATGGTGACGAGCCTTGACATCGGGGAGAGTATTGTTCGAGATCCGTCGCAATCCAGTTCTCGCTCCAAGAGCAGCTGGAAGCTCTGGAAATAGGGCCCATGGCTGGAAGTAAACCACTGCCCACGGCCGTCAAGAAACTCAAGGGTACGCTGCAGAAGTGCCGCACCAACCCGCGTGAACCACAGCCGCAGGGCGACTTGGTCGAGCCGCCGGAGTACATGGCGGACGGTGCCAAGAATGCTGGCGTAAAGCGATTGAGAGCGGGCCACCGCAGCATCAACGACCGCCCTATCAAAGCGGCCGATCGACTGTTTCATTGGCCACTGGGTCGCCGCCCGGATGGGCACGCGAGTCTGAGTGATCTCGTTCTTTGACGGGCGGCGGCAGGCCTGCCATCGGAGGAAATCACACGGTCGCAATCCGCAACAGGTTGGTCGTCCCCGGCTCGCCGAACGGCATGCCGGCGATGGCGACGATGGTCTGTCCGGTTTCGGCAAATCGTTCACGGCATGCGATCTCGCGGGCGATGGCGGTCATCTGGCGCACGTCGGCCACATCGTCGATGTGCACCGAATGCACACCCCATGCCAGTGCCAGCCGGCGTGCGGTCCTGATGTGCGGCGTCAGGCTCAGGATCGGTGCTTCGGGCCGCTCGCGCGCCGCGCGCAGGCTGGTGTGGCCGGAGCTGGTGTAACACACGATGGCCGCAGCCTGCAGCAAGGAGACGGCGCGGCGCATCGCGCAACATACCGCCTCGGCAACATCGACCTGCCCGGAGCTTGCCATCGTGTGTGAGGCGTCGATCAATTGCCGGTAGGACGGGTCTGCCTCGACCTGCTCGATGATGCGGTTCATCATGTCCACCGCCGCCAGCGGATGTTTGCCCGAGGCCGATTCGGCCGACAACATCACGGCATCCGCCCCGTCGTAGATGGCAGTGGCAACGTCCGAGGCTTCCGCGCGCGTGGGCACAGGGCTCTCAACCATCGACTCCAGCATCTGCGTGGCGACGATCACCGGTTTGCCCAGGCGGCGGCAGCAGCGCACGATCCGCTTCTGTATCGCAGGCACGCGCTCGGCCGGCAACTCCACCCCCAGATCGCCGCGCGCCACCATGACAGCATCGGACAGGGCCACGATCTCGTCCAGCCGATCCACCGCCGAAGGCTTCTCGAGTTTAGACACGATCAAGGCGCGGTCGCCGATGATGGCGCGCGCCTCCACCACGTCTTCGGGTCGCTGCACGAAACTCAGCGCGATCCAGTCCGCGCCAAGTTCGAGCGCCAGGTCCAGGTCACGCCGGTCCTTCGGCGTGAGCGCCGTGATAGGCAGCACCACGCCCGGCACGTTGACGCCCTTGCGGTCGGATAACCTGCCACCCACGAGCACGCGTGTCTGTGCAAAGTCGCTGCCACACTGCTCGACCACCAGTCGCAGCTTGCCGTCGTCCAGCAGCAGTTCGGCGCCGGGCACCAGGGCCGCGAAGATTTCCGGGTGAGGCAAACCAGCGCGTTGCACATCACCAGGCGCAGTGTCGAGGTCAAGCCGGAATGCGTTTCCTTCGGCCAGCACCACCGGTCCGTCGGTGAAGGTGCCCACGCGCAATTTCGGGCCCTGCAGGTCGGCCAGGATGGCGATCGGTCGTCCGGTCTGCTCCTCAAGCGATCGCAACATCGCGAAACGCGACCGGTGGTCTGCCGCGCTGCCATGGCTGAAGTTGAGCCGGAACACATCCACGCCAGCCATGAAAAGGTCCCGCACCATGTCCGCGCTGGAACTGGCGGGGCCCAAAGTGGCAACGATCTTGGCGTTTCTGGTTCTGCGCATGGTCATTCCGATGGAGTTGCTTCGGCCTCGATCAGGATGGCGCGAAAGTCGTTGACATTGGTGAGGGTCGGCCCGGTGACCACCGAGTCGCTCAGCGCCCCGAAGAACCCGTGACCGTCGTTGTTGGAAAGTGCTTCCTGCGGCTTGATGCCCAGGCCCCAGGCACGGGCGAGCGAGTCGGGCGCAAGCAGTGCTCCGGCGATCTCTTCCTGTCCGTCGACACCATCGGTGTCCCCGGCCAGAGCGTGGATGCGCGGACTTCCGTCCAGCGCCAGCGCCATCGCCAACAGGCACTCCACATTACGTCCGCCGCGGCCCTTGCCACGCAGGGTCACGGTGGTTTCACCACCCGACAGCAGCACACACGGCGCGGAGAAGGGCTGACCACGTTGCGCCACCTGCAGTGCCACGCCAGCCAGCACCTTGCCAACATCGCGCGCCTCGCCCTCCAGCGCATCACCCAAAATATGCGCGGACAGGCCCGCGTCGCGCGCGACCTGCGCGGCGGCCTCCAGCGCCTTCTGCGGCGTGGCGATCATGCGCAGTGTGGCGCGCGCAAGCCGCGGATCGTCCGGCTTGACCGACTCGCCGCTGCCGCTGGTCAGATGGTCCATCGCGGCATCGGGCAGATCGATGCTGTAACGCTGAACGATGTCCAGTGCGTCGGCACAGGTGGTGGGGTCGCCCACGGTGGGGCCCGACGCGATGTTGATCGGGTCGTCGCCCGGTACATCGGAGATCAGCAACGTGAGCACCCGTGCCGGGTGGCAGGCGGCGGCCAGCCTGCCCCCCTTGATGGCAGACAGGTGGCGACGAACACAGTTCATCTCGCTGATGCTGGCGCCCGACCGGAGCAGTTCGCGGTTCAGCGCCTGCTTGTCCTGCAGCGTCAGGCCCGCAGCCGGCAGTGGCAGCAGCGATGAGCCCCCGCCCGAGACCAGGCACAACACAAGATCGTGCTCACACAGACCATCTACCAACGCAAGCATGCGTTCGGCGGCGGCCAGGCCGGCGGCATCGGGCACCGGATGCGACGCCTCGACGATCTCGATACGCGCACACGGCACGGCGTAGCCGTACCGCGTGACGACGAGCCCCGAGAGCGGTCCCGGCCAATGGGCCTCGACCGCCTGCGCCATCGCCGCCGAGGCCTTGCCCGCACCAATCACGATGAGCCGGCCAGTCGGTGGCGCGGGCAGATGCGCCGGGATGCACAACGCGGGCTGCGCGCTGGCGATGGCGGCATCGAACATGCTGCGAAGCAGGTCCTGCGGCGCGCAGGGCTTGGGGGCGTGGGTCATGGAACGGGCCGGCAGCGGGCGCTTCACGCAGGCTTCTGGCCAATCTCGAAATTGGCCAGCTTTTCCAGCGCGCGCACCATGGCCGAATGGTCCCAGGCCTTTCCGCCATGGGCCACGCAGGAGTTGAAAAGCTCCTGCGCCGTGGCCGTGTTGGGCAGCGACACGCCGAGCGCGCGTGCGCTCGAGAGCGCCAAGTTCAGGTCCTTCTGGTGCAATTCGATGCGAAACCCCGGGTCGAAGGTCCGCTTGACCATGCGCTCGCCATGCACTTCGAGGATCTTTGACGAGGCAAAACCCCCCATCAGCGCCTGGCGCACGCGCGCCGGGTCGGCCCCGGCCCGGGCTGCGAAAAGCAAAGCCTCGGCCACGGCTTCGATGTTCAGCGCCACGATGATCTGGTTGGCCACCTTGGCCGTCTGCCCGTCGCCGTTGCCGCCCACCAGCGTGATGTTCTTTCCCATCAGTTCGAACAGCGGCTTGGTGTTTTCGAAGGTCGCATCCGGGCCACCAACCATGATCGACAAAGTGGCGTTCCTGGCGCCGACCTCGCCGCCGGAAACCGGCGCGTCGAGGTATTCGCAACCCAACGCGTTGATCTTCTGCGCGAAAATCTTGGTGGCGATGGGTGAGATGGAACTCATGTCCACCACCACCTTGCCCTGGCTCAGGCCGGCCGCGATGCCGTTTTCGGCAAACAAGGCGGCTTCGACGTCGGGCGTGTCGGGCACCATCAGGATGATCGTGTCGGCGCGTTCGGCGACGCCGCACGCGCTGAGGCATTGGGTTGTC